TTCATAGATATCCCATGCAGTATCATATTCTTTCAGCAGGCTGCTTGCCCTCTTAGGGCCGATGCCTGGGATTCCTGCAACATTGTCTCCTGAGTCACCCGTTAGGCACTTGAGAGAAATGTACTGTTCGGGAGCTACATCATAGTGGTCTTTCCAAGTATCTATAGTTGTTTCTGCACGAGTAACATACGAAAACCTACTCACCCCTTCTTGAATCAGTAAGTCCCAGTCTCTATCACTTGAAATCAGCCATATAAAACCTAAATCATACTTGTTTCGATTTTTTACTAGATGTGCTGCAATATCATCTGCTTCAACACCTCGAAACCTAAGAACTTTATAGTCGGATTCTAGTAGAGAAAGAGTTTCCTCGAACTCTGAAATAAAATCCTCAAAATCCATTTTTTCTTTTTCAGTCTGTTTTGCAATTTTTTCTGCTCTGTTTTGTTTATACTCCCCATCTATCTCTTTTCGGTAGCTGGAGGCTCCCAGGTCAGCAGTTATAATTATCTTGTCACAGTTATAAGACTTGGCTAATGACTGAACAGTTTGTTGATACTTATACCTAAAGTCTGTGTCTCCTCTATGCTTCCACCTGAATGCAAGATTGAGGGAGTCTACAATTAGAGTTCCCCCGCCTTCATTTACTAGTTTGTCATTAAAACTAAATGTCATTTATTGTAAAAACCTCGGTTTTTCCTTTTCAAGCCATTCTTCTGCTAGTAGAATATAACAATCAAGGAATCGAATATATAAGTATTCTTTTGTAGCGTCTGGACCTAGATTAGTAACTACATAAATTGGGGATCGATTATACTTGAAAAAGAGGAGAGGCTCTTGATTTCCTCCCTCTGCCTGTATAATTAGTTTTTTCCACCACTTTATCAAGTTATTTGTTTTTTTCTGGGTAAATATCCTATCCGATAATGGAGACTCTGCATAATTTTTTACTTCTATACAAAATATATTCTTCTCGTGAGGAACATACAAGTCTCCTTTCAAGTATTCTAAGGCTCCGGAGTTAGGTACTCGTTCAAACTGTAAATTAGAATGCTCTCTAAGCATATCTCTAACGAGGTACTCTCCTCTGGCTCCTTTTGCTCTTGAGTCTACCACTATCTCTCCAGTATCCTGACCATTTTCTCAGCTAATTTTTCAAACCAATAATTCGATCTATTTCTTGTTGTTTCTGCTGCAGTACCAATTCGTATGCCGCTTGTCTCTATAAAGTTACGAGGATCGTTTGGTACTCCATTTTTATTAACAGTAATACCATTTTCTTCGAGTCTATCTGCCGCTTCTCTTCCGCTGATTTTCTTATCACTTAGATCGAGAAGAAGCAAATGACTATCTGTACCCCCAGTAATTACATTATAGCCTGCTTCCATGAATACTTTTGACATTGTACGAGCATTCTTAATTACACTAAAAATATAGTTTGTAAAAGAAGGTTCTAATGCCTCTGCGTAGCACTGTGCTTTTGCAGCAATTATATTCATAAGAGGTCCGCCCTGTGTTCCAGGAAAAATAGCACTATTTATTCTTTTTGTATAACTTGGATTATTCCAAAGAATCATGCCGCCTCTTGGACCTCGCAATGTTTTATGCGTAGTACTTGTAACTACATCCGCATAAGGAAGAGGGCTTGGATACATTCTAGCTGCTACTAGACCACTATAATGCGCCATATCACATAATAAATATGCACCAACTTTATTTGCAATCATCTTAAATCTCATCCAGTCTATATGACGAGAGTATGCGCTTGCACCAGCTACAATCATGTCTACGTTGTGTTCCACGGCAAGACTTTCTACTTCATTGAAGTCTATATAGCCATCTTCTTTTACACCATATGAGTAGGCTTGGTACACCTTACCACTTAAAGTAGGTTTTGCACCATGGCTTAAGTGTCCACCACTTGCAAGATCCATTCCAAGAATCTTCTCTCCTGGCTTGAGAAATGCTTGATAAACTGCTGTATTTGCGTTGACCCCGCTATGAGGCTGTACGTTTGAATACTTACAGTCATATAGCTTTTGAAGTAATTCCTGTGCATATGTCTCTACAGAATCCATATGCTCGCAGCCATTATAGTAACGAGCACCGGGATATCCTTCTGCATACTTATTTGTAAATACGCTGCCGCAAAGCTCTCTTACGGCTTCGCTTGCAAAATTTTCACTTGCAATAAGCTCTATTTGATTGCTTTGCCTAGCTTCTTCATTAAGAAGCATTGATTGTAATTTTTCATTTACCATTCTAGGTTACTCACATTTCCCTTCTTTACTACTTCAACTTTTTCGAGTAGTGGGTGGGTCCAACCGTGTGAAACTACATAAGTATTTAACTCTTCTTTTAGAAGAACTTCTACTAATTTTTCTCTTCCTGCGTCATCTAGCACATTAGTAACTTCATCTAAGAACAAGACATTTAGTCGAGACTTAGAGATACTACTCATTAGTTTTCTAATTGCAAGTAGTGTAGCAGTATTGACTCTTGCCAACTCTCCTGAAGACAGGGCAAGTATGTCTACTACATTTTCGTTATCTGTTACTTGTACGTTTAGTTTATCATTTACTACAATAAACTCTAACGTAAACCTACCATCGGATAGCTCCGCTAGATATGTATTTGTTAACTCTTCCAACTCCTTTACAAGATTTTCTATCTTGTATGCAAGCAACCCATTTGTGCTAAATGCTTTTTTCAACACTTCCAAGTTAGAGTTCAAGGTTTCTATCTCGGATAATTTCTCACTTGCAATATTTAACTTTTCAACAAAAGAGTCTCTTTGATCTTGGATAATAGAGATACGATTATTGGAAAGAGTACGTTTTTCGTTTTCTTTCGTAATCTCATCTATCTTCTTTTTCGCTTTATCTATTCTTAGCGAAACATCCGATATTTGTTCCTGTAAATCTTCTTTTTCTATTATCTCTGAAGGAAGAGAGTTATCTATACTTCTGTATAACTCTCTCCATTCTGACTCTAGCTTCTCTCTTCTATCTAGTTCTTCGTTGTTTGCTTTTATCTCTTTCACAAGTGCTGTGGCCGAGCTTAACTTTTGCTTTGCTGTCTCTAAGGCAGCTCCATGAGACTCTAGTAAATCTTCAAAAGAATCTTTTGGAATTTTTTGTCCGCAAGAAGAACATACATCTGGAGTAGCTTCAAGTTTATTTATTTCTTTTGTCAAAAAAGATTGAGTGGCTCTAAGCTCACCTACTTCTGCCTGCAAAGTATCATAGGACTTTTTCTGTAGTGGAGGGAGTCTTTGTGCTCCATCTATGTTTATCTTACTTAGCAGATCCTTGTATGTGTTATTTGTTGAAATTTTTTTATTTTTTTCGGAGATATTTAGAAGCTCTAATGATAAAGAACGTAATTGTTTCTCATCATCATCTGTCTCAATTTCTAAATTTAACATAGGTAGTATAGTAGCATCCTTCAAATCGTTGGACTCCAACCATTTTTCTACCATCTCCACCTCTCCGGTAAGTTTTGCTATTTCAAGAGCACTTGTTCTTGCAGATGACTTAAAAGTTTCAAAAAGAGCTACGTAGTTATCTAGGTGCAATAGATCAATAAGAAACTTTTTTCTATTGGTATCCGTCGCGGTTAGAAACTGCAAGCTCGCATTTGTGTTTTGGTAAACTATTTGAGAAAATGTCTTAAAGTCTACTCCTATAAGCTCTTGAATAGATTTATATGTATTCGTAGCTGTGTGACTAGAAATATCAGTCCCATTTTTTAGAAGTTTAACTTTAATAGTCGATTTTCTGATAATGTCAATTTCATACCTATCTTCATCTTTCGTAAAAGAAAGAGTAATAGAGTACCCATCATTTATATACCTATTTGGTATATCTGCTTTTTTAATGCCTTTGGAGTTTTTATTGTATAATGCTTCCTCTATGATTAACGGTATGGACGATTTGCCCATACCGTTAGTTCCAATTATCTGAGTGACTGTAGTATCATCTAAGTCTATCTCATTATCGGGCCCATAGCTAAAACAATTACTCCATTGCAGCTTTTTGAGAGTAATCACTAAATGTCCTCAGTATACTGTCTATTTGTTCCTCTGCAAGATCCAGAATTTGAGATAAATATTGAGAAAGCTCTTCCTCTATACTCATCTCTTTATCTATAGCCAGAGAGGATTCTGTATTTCTTTTTACTACTTTTTTATCAAGTAGCTCTGAGTTTTTTACTGCTGCAAGTTCTTGAATGTCTCCTTCGATCTCATAGATCGTGTGATCATATTCCGTTGGAATCATTTCTTTTGGATCTTTAACAGTCTTTCTTATTAGCTGTGGAAGCTCAAAAGGCTCCCACATCCAATCCCAATTACTTTCATTAATAAGAAGATATCCTGTGGATACTTTCTGTCTATGAAAGGATGTAGTCATAGGACTTCCTGGATACACAATGTTTTTTTGTGTATTGCTATGTGCGTGCAAGTCTCCAGCAAACACAACAGGAAAATCTGCTAGACTGTCTAAATCTATCTCCGGCTTTACATGAGGAGGAATCTCTGCTCTTACATGAGTAAATAGAGGCCAAGTTTTTTCCATTTCATTGGATAAATGATCTATGCTATTGCTCTTGTGAAGATCCGCATAGGGAAGAACACCAAAGCCTAAGTCTTTATCAATAAAAGATATGTCTATAATACTCACAAGAGGGTTTACTTGTCGAGATACCTCTTTTAGCTGAGAAAAGAATGTACGATTCTTTTTTGTAGCTTCATGATTCCCATCGTAAATAAGCGTAGGAATACTCACTCCACTAATAAAAGAAAAGTATAGCTGCAGCTCATCCATAGTTGGTAGGCGATCAAAGAGATCGCCCCCAATTATATGCATGTTACAATCTTTCTCTAATGAATGAATATTCTTAAAGAACTGAGCGTATCTCTCTGCAGCCCACCTTACTGGGACATTTTTTTGACCCAGCTTTAGATGCCAGTCTGCTGTAAACAATATCATGAAACGTTGAACTCTTCCTCAATGCTTTCGTCGATCTCGTTCTCACTAGATGCACTATCACGAATGCGATCTAACAGCTCTTTTTGTGCGTCTGGAGTAGGACGAGCCATTACGTCATCCATAGATTTCAGATCTGCAATTGCTTGCAGTTCTGCATCGTTCAACGCACGAGGCTTACACTTCAGAGGCTGAAGCTGGTATTCTACGTTATAAGGAAGAGGACCAGTTTTATTACGCTTAAACTGAACATCCCATCCGGTATCCGGATCGGTAGGATCACCAAGGTCTTCTGCAGCAGACAGAACTTGTTCAAAGAGCTTTTTCTTGAGATTGATAACTTTTACTTCACCATTATCAATACACTGCATTGCATAGCTCCATCCACATTTCAGGTCGGGGTAATACTCTCGAACCCAGTCTTTTTCTTTGTTGTTGAAACGCTCTTCACTGCGATCAAAAGAAAGACACTCGAAAGGAATGTTTTTGCCATTTTCTCCTTGAATCCAGTAAACGTAACGAGCAAGAATATCTCCTACCAGCCGCACTTTATTATCGCCATCACGATATGCAAATGAACTGATGCTAGACTTCTGTGCTCCACCCTTGGTTTTGTTAAAGGCAATTGCCATGTAAATCTCCTAAGATTTGACTTCTTCTAGTAGAAAGTGAACTCTGTCACTATCTAGGTAAAGTAGCCTATTGTTTTTAATAAATGAGTCAATCCTCCTATCAGAGATAGGAAGAAGGACTCTGTCAAGTGTCGTATCTCTACTAATTTTATAATTAGCGTACGACCTAAAAGAGGCAGCAGCTATATAGTCTGCCAACTCTTTATACGTGTACCTATAAGACCGCTCGATAAGCAGGGTAGGGTGTAGCAGATAGCTACTACCCGAGAAAGATTTCTGCGAATATTTATAAATAGGATCAAACCTATTCCGAGGTACTTCCCGAGTTACGGACATCGTAAAGATACGAAACGCTTCTCGAGAACTTCCTTCGGATGCTTTATAAATTTTCGACCAGTCAAATAAGAACATATATTATACTAAATAATACTGATAATGTCAAGAACTATTTTTACCAGGTGTAGTTTAAACTTACGCTATAATTCTTGCCATACATATCAAACTGGCTTAATTGTGACTCATCACCCCAGTAATAATATTCCGGCCTGTCATTTAAGTTAATTGCTTCGACCTTGATACCAAAGCTGTCATTAACCTTATATTTAGCAGTGACATCCCATTGCATAAAATCGTCAACATAACGACTGTTGTTTGCACTTACTTCTCCGATGTCTCCATCTTCATCTGCTAGCCAGTCTAAGTAATCACTTCTGTAATTACCTGCAACTCTAATATCCCAGGATCCTTTGTTATATCCAAAGTTTACGTTAGCAGCTTTGTCTGCTAGTTTTCGAAACGGGGCAGTGAACTCTTCTTCGTCCTCAAACTTAAAAGTACTTTCTGAATCGGTCCATGTAAAGTTTGTTGCAACATACAGTCCGTTATCCCAACCATACTGTGCACTAAGTTCAACTCCATCAATGGTGCTATCTTCTGAATTAATCCAAGTTTCCACACCATCATTAAATATGAGGCCATTGAATGTACCATTACGTTGATACGTTGGATAAATTGCATTAGCAATGCTTTTATGGAAGTAACCTACTGCAAGGTAGGCCATACCTTGACCATAATATTCTAAACTAAAGTCAAAGTTATCTGCTTCGTATGGCTTGAGACCTGGATTACCGATGCTACCACTTGTATCGCCTGATGTGTCCACATCATATTCTGTGATAGGAGCAGTTTGTTTAAACCCTGGCCTACTTAAACCTCTCCACAAGGCACCACGTACTTGCCAGTTGTCTGCAAGCCAATGCTTAATGGTTACACTAGGAGCAAAAAACCCGTAATCATTTTCTGCATAAGTTTCACTGCCATCTTGATCGTATGCTGTACTTTCGAAGTCAGTATGCTCATAGCGTACACCCGTAATAATTGTGGTATTATCTAACTCAACCGTACGTTGTATATAGATACTATTAATAGTTTCATCAGTGACAAAATCTCTACTAATATCATCACTGAAGTCTATAGTCATTTGGTCCGTTAGGTTTCTTAAATTGTACGTTTCTTGGGGAGTCATGTGACTACCAAAAACTTGATTTGGGAAAAACCAACCGGGTGCAGTTGTATACTCAAAGTCTGCCAAAGTCATATCGTCCCACTCATATGCAATGATATAATCATCTACGTCTTTGGTCCTGCTTCTATGTTTATAGCCCACTTTCCAACTGCCGCTGTCTGCATTGAACTGAATCGTGGTTTCACTGTCTTTACTGACATTGCTCCACATCTCAAAAGCATCAAACTCTAAGTTTTCTGGATTACGTAAAGTTTCATCTACAGGCGTAACAAATGGATGAATAGGATTACTCCAATCAAATACTGCACCGCTGTCTTTGTCATAGTTTCTGAAGGTAATGTCAGCATTATCACTATCATCTTCCTCAGCCCAACTGTAACTTAGCTGTGTGTCTACCACCCAATCGGCTATATCAAATTCGACGCCGAAGTTCATAGCACCTATAGTTCTTGTTTCATAGCGCTGTCTTGTTTCTGCGTCATGTCTAACTCTACTAGACAACATGCTGGTTTCAAAAGGTTTATCCATTTTGATTTTGCCGTATTCGTTCTTAAACCGTACCTCATCTTCTTCGTACTGATTATACAAGACGTTGGCATAAACTACAGCGCCACTTTTTAACAATGTGTTAATGTCATAGCTTAACCCATAGCGTTCTCTGGATAAGTCATAATAACGCAACTCAAAGTCATCGTTCATATAACCATCTTCCCAGCCAAAGCCTGTTTCATTATTAAAACTTTCAATGTTCTTTGAGCTGTAAGTTAACCCCATAACATGTGCTGTACTATCTGTAATCTTATCACCATATGTTACACTAAAGTTAGGAGCGCTTTC